GTCCAGCCATTACCGCACGGCGGCGGGTGCCCCGGCTGGAATATGTGACCGAGAACGCTAACCGGGTATGGGGCTGCAACAGCGAGGAGAACGTGATCTACAGCTGCAAGCTGGGCGACCCCACCAACTGGTACAGCTACCGGGGCATTGCTTCGGACAGTTACGCCGTGAACGTGGGCAGCGACGGCCCCTTTACCGGTGCAGCCACCTGCATGGGCTATGTGCTGTTCTTCAAGGAAAACTGCCTGCACAAGCTCTACGGCAGG